GCCTGAACGGATCCGGTTTTCTAGGTGCTCGCCTGTGAGCCTAGTCGCTACTCTCGCAGTCTAGCGAGACTGTAGGAAAACTTCACAATCGCAGACACAAAAAAGCCGGCGCCTTATCAGCGCCGGCCAGGGGGCAATGGGGGCGAGCTCAGCAGGGATCCCAGTGGACTCCCAGGCGGGGCCCCAGTGTCAGCGCAAAGTCCGGATACTGATCCGTGACGTCTGACAGATGACCGCGCCACACCAGCGCCGTTGCGTCGCGCTCATCCGATCCGTATCTGCTGTGATCATCCGCCCAGTTGAGTAGAACGTCGGCCGCGTCGCGCTTCGACCAAACGTGCCGGAGCGACTGGCGACCACGGGGGGCGGCAAAGGATCCGGATTGGCTGTGAGTCTGAATGGTGAGCTTCATTGCGTTTAATGCGGTAGGACGTAATTAGAACTTGCGGTTACCAGAATTTAATCCGACGCGAAACGTTAGGAAATAAAGGATGCGCGGCGATCTGCTCACGAAAAGCACAACAAAAGGTGCGGTAACAATTCTGCTCTGTTGATTGTCCCCGCATCTCCTGCACACCCTGGAGCGTTTGCGCTGCTCGTATGTTCCAAGCGTATGAACTGAGCATTTCCGCAAGAGTAACGCTCCCCTTCCCGCTGAGTCCTAGGCGACTGGCTAGCCAGCGGCCGCGACGTGTGCCGAATGCCTCCAAGAATTGTTCAGTGTTCATTGTCTGAGGTTTAGAGAATGGTGAGACTTGAGACTCCCCAGTCTGCGACTAGGGTTAGGCGTGAGACAGTCTGAGACAGTCTCAAATTTTGAGTTTGCGCAGAATGGCAAACCACCTGAGCTGGGCTGACTCATCATCACGGGCAACGGCGGCGGCATATTGCCTCTCAGCCTCTGCCGCGATGTCGATGGACCCACCAGGCAGTCTGGCAATGCTCTCAGCCTCTGCCTGGCAGCCTCCTGCCGCCATAGCAGCGGCAGTAAGACGGTAGGCGGTGGCACGAGAGACACCAAATAGCGACTGCAGGGCGGCCACAATATCCGCCCTAGGATCCCCATCGGCCGCACACTGCGCCGCAAATGCCGCGGCCGCGTCGGAGTTGGCTGTCATGGCTCAGAATCCGACGCAATAGGTATCAGGGTCGATCGAATGGCAGCTAATGGGCCGCCAATCGGCCCCAAACTTGCTAACGGCCGCAACTGCCGCTGCTAGCGGCCCCTCCTGAAATGGGACGGATGCTCGCCAAACTTCACCACCGCCACGCTTTACCGTTGCAATCCAACGGCTCCCGCGTGTGTTGGTCGGCCCGTGATACCTAACCACTGCAGCTGCAGTGCTGCCCGATACGTGTGTGCCCGTCCAGTGGAACGTGCTGTGCTCAGTGCTTGCCATGGTGTGATCCGTTGTTATGGTGGTTTGAGCCTAGGTGAATCTAGGGTGGGGATACTGCGTTAAAACTCCCAAAAGAATTCTGGATTGTCGTACCCGTCGGGAACTTCCCATAGGTCACCATTCTGCCAAAGCCTCCAGGTAGTGCCTCGCTCGTCTGTCATGTAACAGGCATCAGTGATTGCCTGCCATGCCTCCCAATACCACTCGTGGTCCGGGCCAGACTGGCAGCACTGCACATCCTCCCATCGTACGTGCATTGTCTCGCACTCGCTCTCCATAATGTCACTGCACCAGAGCTGCGGGATGTAAACGCCGTGGAGATCGCTCAGTACTAGGCGTGGTTCAGGCGTGGTGGTGGTGGTGGTCATTGCTCTACAGGGAATGCATGGGTCGGTTTACGTGATTCGGCAGCCTGCCTTGCCTCTGCCCGTGTCCAGAATTGCGAACGGTATCGGCCACAAGGCGAAACAAGAATCCAGCAGCTCCTGTCAGTGGGTCGGATGATGCGACAGCCATTTGGCGCCGCATAGCTCCTGGCTGTGCTGAAGATCATCATGGTGTGCTCTGCAGGTGGGTCGTTTGGTCAGGGTATGCGGGGCATGCCGATTCTGTGATGATGGCATGCCTTGTTAGTACGGTGGCGCTGATCAGTAGGGTCAGCACTGCTAGGCAGTTGATGAATGGCGTAGGTCTCATGCGCCTGCCTCTGCCGGATGGGTCGGGTCAGCGAGGCCGGCCGGCCGTTCCGGTAGGTCGCAGTCCCGCACCACTAGGAATGGGTCGGATTTGGTGCGGATGTATGCCGTGCCACTGTTGCTGTAGCAGCAAACGTAGACTCGGTGCCAGCGGCTCCCCAACTGGATCGCCCAGTCGGTCGGGATCCGCCGGCCGTAGCCCGAGGCATCGCGGCCGCTCCAATGATGCCCAGCAAACGGGCGCCACAAGGCGCGGTAGTTCGGATGTATCTCCGCTAGGTAGCGGACTGTTTCGTTTGGCATGGTTCAGATATCCGAGATAATGCCTTGGAGCGTTTGGATCTTCCCTAGCAGGCTCTGCCTGATGCGTGGCTCGTCAAGACACTCTGCCGCCAGATCGCGGGTGATCATCGCTAGGTGATCCCAGAATGGGTGCGCGTTACTGCAGCCCGCGTCAAAATCCTCACAAATTCCCCAGCAGGACTCTATACTGATGGTTCGGTGCTGATGGTGCAGACGCACCACAGCGCCTATGTAGCAGTCTCCCGGCTCGGTGTCTACGTACCGGCAATCCGGGTCTGCCGGCAGCTCCAACGTGAGACGCCACGGGCCGGACTGCAGCAGATCAGTGCCGCACGGTTGTTGGGCGATGGTTCGCCCGGTGATCAGCGCAGCATCCTGCCGCAACTGCTCTAGGTGGTTCAGCATGATTCGATCGGAACCGGGGCAACGGGTCGTGCTCTGCCGGTTCTCGCCTATCACCCTAGCGCAGCCGGGCGGCCATTGCGCAATGGCGCCGCAACACTCGGAAACCTAGGATGAAAGGCGAGAGCACTGGGGCGGGAATGGAAGCCGAAGAGGACGCCAAACCTAGACGCATCCTCACGTTCAATTCGATGGAGATTGCGCATCAGGTAAACACTGTGCGCGACTGGCTCAGCCATGGGAAGCGACCGCACCAGATCCGTAAGTTGTGCGCCGATGAGTGGGGCCTGTCCTATAGGACGGCGGAGAATCGCATCGCAATGGCTCGGCGCGAGGCTGTGAAGGACCTTGATCAGCTGGATCGTAAGGAATTGGCCGCGCAGGCGATCGAAACGCTAATGAAGGTGCAGGAGCAGAGTCTGGACACCAGGCAGGGCAGTAACGCCATTGGCGCCACTCGTCTAATGCTCGAACTGGCAGGGATCCTGGGACGCAGCGCTTAGGCGGCCAATCAAGGCCAATCAAAGGCGATGGGGCGGCGTTAGCGGGCGACGTGGGGCGGTTAGGCGGGCATGGGGCGGTTAGGTGGGCGCCGTGTGTGTGCGGTGGCTCTGCCGCGCTGATCTCCCCCACCTATAAGCACCCCCGCCCACCACACCACGCGCCCAACTTTTCACACGCTGTAACATTACAGTATGTAACAACCCCACCACTCTGCGCTGTTCCCTGTTATGGTAGAGCGGTGGGGGAGAAAAGCCCCTGGTCAGCCGGCGACAGACCGTAAACCGCGCCGAATCGGCCCCAGTAGTCCGGGGCCACCCAACATTATTGTCACACTGTAACAACTCGACACGTACCCTACTAGATTACAGATTGTGACAATCCCGCACCATGCCATCTAGTCTGCTATACTAGAGGCATGGGAGAGGCACACCAGTCCCCCAAACAGGAGAACCGATGTTCGAACTTGACACCGAACGGCTAGGACGCATCATCGACAACGCTCACGCCATCGCCAACCACCTAGCAGCAATGCGGGAAGCGGTCAGCGAGGACGAGTGGGACGCCATTTGCGGAACGCCCCACGTGGGCCCATTGCTCATGCTGGCGATGGATCTGGAGTTTGAAGTGCAGGGGTGATCCCCCCACGGGGCCCCTGCCACCCTGGGGCCCCACCCCCAGGGAAGTAGTACAGGTGTTCTGGTTGTTACCCGCTGCTCTCTGACCAACCCCATTTTCAACTACCCTAATACCCTATCCCCCACCCCCGCACCCCACTCCCCACCGCCCCCTCCCCCGGCGCAGCGGCAAAAATTATCCCCCACCAGTAAACTCCTATAAAGCAGCCGCGGCCCGCCCTACCCCCGCGCCGCACCCCACGTGTCTCTGCTGGCTCGCATCCCCTCCGGCGCCTGTCTCTCCGCCCCCACCGGCACCGGAACCCGCTGCAGCGAGTCTTACGAAAACCTTAAGGCCCGCATCATCGACTCGCTCCTTCCGGCTCAAAAAGAGTTCTGCGAAGATTCAAGTACTAAAATACTCGGCTTTTGTGGGGGCTTCGGTAGTGGTAAAACAAGGGCTATTTGTGCGAAGACAGTGTTACTAGCGATGGATAATCCAGGTACAGTCATGGCAGTATTTGAACCTACAAATATAATGATTAGGGACGTTTTTATGCGTGCATTTGATGACTTTTTAGAGGAATTTGACATCCCGCACGATTTTAGGGTGTCCCCGCAACCTGAATACATTATACATCACCCGACAGGAACTACAGTCGTACTCTGCCGCGCAACAGAGACGTTCAACCGTATACGAGGCCAGACACTTTCTGCAATCCTCGCCGACGAAATCGACACGTCGCCCCAAGAAGTAGCTCAAAAAGCCAGCGAAATGATGCTGGCTCGTCTGCGCGGCGGCACCAACCCCCAGCTCGCCGTCGCCAGCACCCCGGAAGGTTTCCGGTGGATGTACACCACCTTCGTCGAAAACCCAGCCCCAGACCGCCGCCTAATCAAAGCCCGCACCATCGACAACCCCCACCTCCCCGAAGGATTCGTCGAATCCCTATACCGCAACTACCCTCCGCAGCTTATAGCCTCCTATATCAACGGAGAATTCACGGCGCTGGCCAACACCACGGTCTACCCCTACTTCGACCGCGACACTCACTGGTGCGACACAGCCATCGAGGAGGATGACCGGGTCTTCATCGGGGTGGATTTCAACGTTTCGGCGTGCTTCCTAGAGGTGTTGGTCAGGCGCGGTAACGAGTTCCACTTCGTCGCGGAACACATCGCCAAAGACACACCCAACATCGTCCGCCTCATCAAAGAGACGTACCCCCTCCAGGTGGAGCGTGACAACATCGTCATCATTCCTGACGCCGCCTCCCGCCACCGCAGTACCGCCAACGCCGCCGAATCCGACCTTGCCATCCTCCGCCGCGGTGGCTTCAACATCAAAAACCAGCTCTCAAACCCCGCGATCGAAGACCGGGTCAACGCCATGAACGTCCTGCTCATAGCCAACCGACTCCGCGTCTCAAACAAATGCAAATACCTAATCCGCTCGCTGGAAACCCAAGCCTTCGACAAGCTTGGTAAGCCAGAAAAGGGCATCGGAGGCCGCGAGGACAAGTCCGGCCCTGCCGACGCCGCCGGTTACGCCGTCCACGCCCTCGCCGGCCTCCGCCGCTACGCCACAGGCGGCTCCAGCTTTGTAACCTACTAGAGGAAAACTAGGCTCAACCTCCTCTGCCCGTCATGCCCCTCAAACGCGGCTCCGCCAGCAAAACGGTCAGCTCGAACGTCCGCAAACTCATGGACGAGGGCTATTCCCAGAAACAAGCAGTAGCCATCTCCCTGAGCAAGGCAGGCAAAAGCAAGAAAAAGAAGCCCGGCTACAAGAAGTAACCGGCAAACTAGGCTATTAGCGAATAGCACTGGAACGTGGCCGACAACAGCAGCTACCCCATCGCTTCGGCCACCCCCGCCCGCCCCGCCTACACCCTCCCCCTCCCGCCCGGCGTCAACGACACCGACCCTTCCAAACGCACCCAACTCGTCCAATCAATGGAGCCCTCCTGG